CTGCTATCATCCGGCAACGACGACGAGCCTTTATTGCGGCTTGAAGCACCGTTATAACAGCGAAAGAGGGTGATTCCATGATTCCCATCGAGAAAAGCATATATCGCTCGATCGAGTGGCATTTGCACAATGTCGCTGAAATGCGGCATGCTCAGGCGATGCACCGCGACGACGTGTTCAACGCCGGAGGTGGCGAGATGGATTCCGGAACGCGGGGAAGGTCGAAGCATCCAGACCCGACGGCACTCAAGGCGATCTCACTCGTGGACAGCACGGCGGCGAGATGGCTTGACGTGATCGACAGCACGTTTCAATTTTTCGGCGATGCGCCGGAGGCGGAGTTTGCCTCGCTGTATTATGGACAGAGACGGACGCTCCGATCAGTGGCGCTCTCGATGGGCTGCACGGAACGGACAGCGCATTATTACCGGGATAATTTCGTTCTCCGGTGCGGAATGTTGGCAGCGGAAAAACGTTTGATCCGTCTGGATAAAATGCAGGAACGCGACGGATAAAATGCAACCTTGAAGGGAGGCGATTGTGTGAAGCTGGCACAGTATTATAACCTCATGGACAAGGCGAGCAGGGAACACAAAGTCGCCGGATTCATGCGGGAGTATAATACCCGGCTCTATGCGCATGGGGTAAAGGATGGCTTTTTGCTGGCGTTGCCGATTAATGAGCGGCGGGCGGCGCTGATGGATCGCGAGGTGCTGCTCGATGCGGCGGGAAAGCCTCACGTCGTCTTTGACTGCATGGATGACGATCCGCTCGTTTTGAGATACGAAAACTCGATCCAGTGAAGGAGGAACACGGATGGAAGCAGAGAACTTGAAGAAGCTCACGGCGGATCAATGGTTGAACGTGTTGGGCGGTCTGATCGCAGTGGAACAGCTTCTCCCGGAAATGATACGCGACAGCAAGCAGCGCGAGACACTGACGGCGGCGCTCCGGATGGGAGAAGTCGCGGTCGGGTACATCTCGCAATTTTGCGCGGACGAGTGCGTCTTTAACGTTGTGGAGAAACCGAAGAATTGAGGCGGCAGGATGAACGAGAGTTTATTTTCGAGTGCGTCGGTGGAGTGGGCGACGCCGTGGGAGCTTTTCAGGCAGCTTGACGCAGAGTTCCACTTCAACCTCGATCCATGCAGCACGCACGAAAACGCGAAATGCGCGGATCACTTCACCAAGACGGAGGACGGTCTTTCCCAAAACTGGGGGGTAAAAGGGTGTTTTGCAATCCGCCATACGGGAGAGAGTTGCCGAAGTGGATCAAGAAAGCGCACGACGAGGCCGAGAAAGGCGCGCTTGTGGTGATGCTCATACCAGCGCGGACGGATACGCGGGCTTTCCATGATTACATATACCATCAGGCGGAGATTCGATTCATTAGGGGACGGATCAAGTTCGGCGATGCGAAAACGTCTGCACCGTTCCCGTCGATGCTCGTCATATTCAGACCCAAGGAGGGCGGAAGCTCCGCCGAGTGAGGCTCTCGTCAAGCCTCTTTTTTATTAGAAGGTTCTCTGCTTGAATCATCACTCAAAACCGCACATTTTCCGCTTTTTGGAGCAAAAGGAAAATTCGAAACAGAAGCGCAAAAAAGCAAGCAGATACAAGGCTTTTGAGGAACAGAAGATTTTCACACAATTATAGATATGGGAAAAAAGAAGGAGGGAGAGCGGCGTGGAGTGTGTACAGCCGATCCGAGACGTTGAACAGGTGCATGAAATCGAGCGGCGGCTCTATGAACGGAAGGGACAGAACGAAAAGAACTGGCGTCAATACATGCTTTTCGAGCTGGGCATTTATACCGGCTTGCGCATCTCAGACCTCGCAAGGCTCAAAGTGTCCGACGTGCGGGGGCGCGAGGTGCTGACGCTGAAAGAAACCAAGACGGGCAAACAAACGAACCTGCCGCTTTCGCGCAAGGTGCAGGGCGTGATCCGGCGTGAGCTGAAAGGCTATCCAGCGGATCAATATATCTTTCTTTCTCCGCATCGAACCAAGCCGACAGAACGCCACCCTGAAAGACGGCGGGGCAACGAGAAACCGATTGACCGAAAGACGGCGTACAACTACGTCAATGAGATTTCAAGGGAAATCGGAATTGATTTCAAGATTGGATGCCATACGCTCCGCAAGACGTTCGGTTATCACTTTTATAAAAAGACCGGCAAGATCGGTCTGCTGACAATCTGGTTCAACCATTCGTCCGAGCAGGTAACGAAACGCTATATCGGTATCGACCTCGACGAGATGGCGGGTTACGCGAAAAATTTTGAAATTTGACATATATGTATATTGTGCTGTATAATACAGAAAAGGAGGTATCGATTATGGAAAACTGGAATTTTCATGGTTGGGTTGCTTTGCCGCTGGAACATTACGCACGGAGGGCAAAGTTGATGCCGGACAGTCATCATGTTGGGGATTGGTATACAAATGCGGATGTGATCGAACATGGCTCATTTGTGGAAGTGATGATTGCATTGCTGAGAAGCAAGCTGGGTGCAGAAGCCGATTTGATCGATTTTGAAAAGAAATGTGCGCCATATCTCGGCATGAACGGAAATTCGATTCCAAAGGATGAGGCACAGAATCTTTTTGACGAATTTGAAAAAATGTACAAAGAATAAAAACATGATTCATATTGACGCCGCTTTTAAGGTGTGATAGGATTATGGCGTTGTGATAGATGATAACGCGCAAGCGCGGCTTTCCTGTTTCGGGAGGCCGCGCTTTTTCGTATTCACAAACGTTTGCGAATGGAGAGCGATGAGATGCGGCGGACGCTGGCGAAAGACCCTAGCCGAATGACCAAGAAAGAAATCTATAACGATCCTCGGTATCAGGCGGCGCGGCGCGCATGCTTGCGGCGGGCTGGCTTTATCTGCGAGGAGTGCAGACGGTACGGGCGCAACACGACAGCGACGATGACGCATCACATCAAACCCGTCGAGGAATATCCAGAGCTGGCGTTCTCGGCGGCAAACCTCCGCGCGTTATGCGCAGCGTGTCACAACAAGGAGCATCCGGAGAAAGGCGGCACTCGTGGCTATCGCAGATGATCCCCCCCTAGGGTATACCCCCATATCAGGCATAAGGGAGAACGGGGGAGTAACAGATAGTTCCAAGTGCGCGGGCATGGGAAAGTTTAAGCAAAAGTTTTTTCGTGAGAGGAGGCGAAAGCATGGCGCAAAAATCGAAACATTATATCCGGGCTGAAACTGACATGAAGAACCTCGGCATTTATAAGCCTGAATTTGATTCCGTGATTGCGGTTTATGCCCAACTTATGACGCAGCGCGACAAGCTGGAAAGCGAGTACAGGAAGGGTGGGTATCAATATCAGGTGAACACGTCGTCCGGCGTGAAGAAAGCGCCGATCGTGACGACGCTCGAAGCGCTCCGAAAGGATTGCCTCACCTATGCCGAGGCGCTCGGTCTGACGCCTCGCGGGCTTGCAAAGTTCGACGCCAAGGCTTTTGAAAAGCGAAAGGTCGGTGGACTGGAACAAGCTCTCGGCAATTTGGAGGACCTCGAATGATTGATCCTCGCAAAGAGTCCGCGCGCGTTGAAAAAGCCTATCAGCAATGGCAGTCGTTCCGGACTGCTTACGATTACGCAGCGGGGATTCTCTCCGGTGCAATCGTCGCCAACGCTGAACGCATCGAAGCCGCCGAGCGCTTTTTCCGCGATCTCCTCAATCCGACGTATGATATCCGGATAAAGCCGCCGGAGTTTGTGATCCGAATCATCGAACGGACGATCAAGCACAATCAGGGCGAGAAGCTGGACGGAACGCCGCTCAAAGGAACGCCTCTCTTTTTGGAACCGTGGCAGATTTTCGTTGTCGTCAATCTGCTTTGCTTCTACAAGGCGGGGACGAACGAACGGCGATTCAAGGAGGCATTCGTCTACGTCCCGCGCAAAAATGGAAAGACGCTGCTCATTGCGGGGCTGGCGTGGGGCGTCGCCCTGATGGAGCGCGCGTCCGGCTCGTCGATCTACATTGTCGGCGCGTCCAAGCGTCAGGCGGTGCAATCGTTCAACGATATCATTTTCTCGCTTGATTATATCGGCGAATTGGACGAGTTCCGCGTCCTCAACAACAATCAGGAAACCTCGATCGAGCGGAAGTTCCGCGACGACACGGGGCGCGAGGTTGGTTCTATCCGCATCGAGGCGCTCGCCGCGAATCCGGATCGTCAAGATTCGCTCAACTCCAACGTTCAGATTTGCGACGAAGTACACGCATACAAGAACGCGAAGCAGTACAATGTCATCAAGGAGTCGGGCAAGGCATACACGAACCGACTTTGCATCGGGATCACGACGGCGGGCGACGACACAACGTCGTTTTGCTATAATCGCCTGAAATATTGTCAAAAGGTGCTCTCTCAGGTTGTCAGGGACGAGAGCATCTTTGTTTTTATCTGCAAAGCCGACGAGACAGGTGGCGAAGCTGTTGACTATCTCGATCCGGTGCAGCACGAAAAGGCAAATCCGAATTATCGCGTATCCATCAGACCGGATGAAATGATGGACGGCGCTTTGCAGGCACAGAACGACCCGCAGCAGAGAAAAGACTTTCTCGCGAAGTCGCTTAATGTCTACACGTCGGCGATTAAGGCGTATTTCGATATCAACGAGTTTCAGAGTTCCGACGCGAAATACAACTGGACGATTGACGAACTGGCAAAGATGCCGATCGAGTGGTACGGAGGAGCAGACCTTTCGAGAATGCACGATTTGACGGCAGCGGCGCTCGTCGGTCAGTATGAGGGCGTCGATATTATCATCACTCACGGCTTTTTCCCGATCGTCAATGCGCATCTCAAAGCCGACGAAGATAATATCCCTCTTTTCGGCTGGAAGGATGACGGATGGCTTACAATGTCCAACACGGCGACAACGCAGGTCGAGGACGTTGTTCGCTGGTTCTGCGAAATGCGGGATCGCGGGTTCAAAATCAAGCAGATTGGACACGATCGAAAGTTTGCGCGTGAATATTTCACGCTTATGAAGCGAAAAGGATTCCGGATCATCGATCAGCCGCAGCTTTATATCCTCAAATCCGAGGGATTCAGGCAGATTGAGAATCAGGCGAAAAACGGCCGCCTCTATTATCTGCACTCCGAGGCTTTTGAATATTGTGTTTCCAACGTCCACGGGGTCGAGAAGGTGGACGACATGATCCAGTACGAAAAAGTCGCGCCAAAGCAGAGAATCGACTTGTTCGATGCCGCTGTTTTTGCGGAAGTGCGCAGAAAGGCGAACATGGACAAGCAGGGGCAGATTCGAGACTATTTCGGAGGTGGATCGAATGTCGAGGAAAAATAAACGGGCGCGAGATAAGCCGATACAGCGCAGCGCAAAAGCGGAAAACTGGTTTTTGTCGGTTGAAGCCAAGGAAACACTCAGCGTATCCGGATATACGAGGCTTTCAGACAATCCGGAAATTCGAATGGCGGTGAACTGGATCGCGGATCGTGTGTCCTCAATGACGATTCACCTCATGGAGAACGGCGAAAACGGAGATGTTCGCATCAAAGATGAACTTGCGCGAAAAATCGACATTGAGCCGAATCGTCACATGACGAAGAAAACTTTTATCGCGCAGATCGTGAGGACGATGTATCTCGAAGGAGACGGAAACCAAGTTACACTCCCGATTATCAAGCATGGACTCATTGACGAGCTGATCCCGATATCCGCCTCGAAGGTTTCTTTTTCAGACGATGTGAATGGCGGTTATTACGCGCTCATTGACGGACGGAGATATGAAGATGACGAGATTCTGCACTTTGTTCTGAATCCTGATCCGGATAGGCCATATATGGGAACGGGATTCCGCGTTGTGCTTTCAGACGTGCTCGCGAATCTCCGGCAGGCAGCGGCAACGAAGCGGGGCTTTATGTCTGACAAATGGAAACCGTCGGTTATTATCCGTGTTGCGGATTTTCCGGATATATCGCAAGAGGGACGGAGAAAAGTTCTTGATGATTTCGCGGGGCCGCTGGAAGCTGGCGAGCCGTGGATCGTCCCGACGGACATGATGGAAGTGCAGACGGTTAAGCCGCTTTCGTTGAACGATCTCGCTCTCAATGATTCCGTAACGCTGGACAAAAAAACGGTTGCGTCCATGATCGGCGTTCCGCTCTATGTGGTGGGCGCTGGCGCATACAACCGCGACGAGTACAACGCGGCGATCCGAACAACCGTCATGAATACCGCGCAGATTCTCCAAGCCGAACTCACGCGAAAGCTCCTGATTTCACCGAAACGGTATTTCTCATTGTCGCCGCGCAGCCTATACGCCTATGACATGAAAGACCTCGCGTCGGTCGGCGGAACGCTGGCCAATCAAGGGCTTATGACGGGCAACGAAGTGAGAAACTGGATTGGGCTTTCGCCGCTGGAAGGTTTGAACGAACTCAAGGCGCTTGAAAATTATATTCCGCTTGAAGCGATCGGTTTTCAAAAGAAACTGACGAAGGGAGGAGAGAACGATGGAGAAACCAACGGAAACGAATAGACGCTCCGCGATCCGGATGACAAGTTTCACCACGCGCGAAGAAACGCGCGAGGATGGCGGAAGCGATCCGGTGATTGAGGGCTATTTTGCAGTTTTCGGCGATGTATACGAGCTTTGGCCGGGGGCGTCGGAGACGATCCAGCACGGCGCATTTTCCGGCGTCGTCGGCGGCGACGTGCGGGCGCTTATCAATCACGATACGACGCTTGTTCTCGGCAGAACGCGCGCCGGAACACTCACGCTCTACGAAGATGAACGTGGACTCTTTGGACGAATCCGGATCAACCCGGACGACTCCGACGCGATGTCTCTTTATGCGCGCGTCAAGCGCGGCGACGTGGATCAATGCTCTTTCGGCTTTGATATCGGCAAGGAACGAACGGAGTTCAGCGAGGATGGCTCGTCGATTCGCTGGACGATCGAGGAAGTGTCTCAGCTCTACGAGGTTTCCGTCTGCACATTCCCGGCATACGAGGCGACGGGCGTTTCCGCTCGCCGCGCCGATTATGACACGATCCAGAAACGAAAAGCTCAGGCGTGGCGCGAGGGCGCGCGCTCGAAGCTCAAGAAGGAGGAAAAGTAAATGGCACTCAGAACCCTTGTGCTCAACAAGCGCATCCGCGAAAAGCGCGAGCGCCTCACTCAGCTTGAAGCGACACGGGAAGAACTTAGGTCGCGCGAGACGCAGCTTGAAAGTGATATCGAGGCGGCGCAGACTGACGAGGAGCGCGCAGCAGTCGATGAAGCGATCGAGACGTTCGACCGCGAACAGAACGAGAACAATGAACAGATTTCGGCCATTGAGGGCGAGATCGCCGATCTTGAGCGCGAGCTTGAGCAGGCCGAAAGCAGTCAGAACCGCGCCGCCGATCAGCAGCAGGAACACAGAGAGAACGGCGCAGACCATCAGAGGAGGGAAAACGACATGCCCATTCAGAACATGAACACGCGCGCAGCTCGTCGCGCACTCACTCGCGAAACGCTCATTCATCCGGAGGTTCGTACTTTTTACGAGAGCCTGACGACGATGATTCAGACCCGCGCGCAGAACGGCTCTCTGAGCAGCACCGAGCTTGTGATCCCGGAAATCGTGATGGATCGCATTGAGGATCGCATGGGTGATTATGCCACGGTTGCAAACGAGGTAGAAACTCTGAACGTTGGCGGCACGTCCCGCGTCATTCTCGACGGTGCAGACCCGGAAGCGGTTTGGGTGGAACAGTCCGGCGCGATTTCGCAGATTGAGGGAGGCTTTGCAAAGGTTGAGTTTGACGGCTGGAAGCTCGCCGGTTATATGGCGATCCCGAACGATATCATCGAAGATTCCCTCATCAATCTCGCCGTATATGTCGAGACGAAGCTCGCAAAGGCGATCGCCAAATCCCGCGACAAGGCGATCCTCAAGGGAACCGGCTCGACGGGTAAGCAGCTCGTCGGCATTATTCCGAGCCTGAAATCGGCGAACAGCGTAACCGTTACCGGATTTAATCTCGGCGAGATTCTTTCTAAGATTTCGCTTGTGGATGATGGTGAAGAAGCATACGGCGAAATTATCGCCGTTATGAAGCGTTCGACCTTCTACGGGCGTTTCCTGCGAAACATGATTACGACCGACAGCGCAGGACGTTATGTTGTGCCGGATTTGAAGAATCCGAATATCGGCGTCCGCGTCGTCTTCTCTCAGTACATGGATGCCGACAAGGTGCTTTTCGGCGATTTCCGCCGTTACATGGTTACCAAGCGCGCGGCGCTCAAGCTGGCGGCGTCTACAGACGTCAAGTTCATCGAAGATCAGACGGTTATCAAGGGGCTTGAACGCCTTGATGGAAAGCCGCTGCACGTTGACGGCACGAATAAAACGAAAGACTGGGTGCTTGTGACGCTCACCGACGAAAATACTTCTTCCGTTCAGAGGGCAGCAGCGAAAGCGGCTAAAGTCACGGAGTAAGCGAGGCAGCACAAGTGGACGAGCAGATTCTTTTTGACCTCCTTCGAGCTGATCTCAATCGGCTCGGAGAGCGTCCCGATGACGATTATCTGAAAACGTTGCTCCGGGCGGCGCGCCTTGACCTTGAGCGGCGCGGCGTCCATTTTCCCGATGATGCAAACTGCGTCGATGTTGAGGATTATCAAACATTGATCGTCGGAACGGCCTCATGGATGTATTCCAAACGCAGGACAGGCGAGGTAATGCCTCAATATATTCGCAGCTTGAAAAATTCGATTCTTTTCGCACAGAAAGCGGGGAAGGAACGATGATGGATAGCGGGATCATTGAATTTTACTCTATAACGAACACGGCGGATCGGGCAAAGCTCCCGGTTCGCCGCGCTTTGCTTAAAACAAAAGAGTGGTACGAGGCGCGAACCGTCGGCTTTCGCCGCTATTACACGGCGAAGCAGGCCAACGTGAATATCGAAATCGTTGCGCGAACGTGGCGGCTCGAAAACATATCGACGCAGGACGTCGCCAAGATCGGCGATAACTGGTTCACAATCAAGCAGGTTCAAAACGGTTTTGATGATGACGGACTCGAAATCACTGACTTTTCACTCGAAAGGACGGCTGAAAGATTTGACGCTTGAGCAGCTCGAAAACATCCTCGCCGAAGTGCCGGACAGGATCACGGTGTCGCAGTATGAAAGCGTGAGCGAAACCATGCCGCGGATCGTCTGGAACGAAACGCGACTTTCGCAAACATACGGCTCGAACGAGGCAGACCAGATGGCTATCAAGGTGATTGTCGAGCTGATTTCCAAACCGGAAACGGCAAGACGGGACATGTTCGACGTTGTGGATGTTCTTCGCGAACACAAGATCCCGTTCACGGCACAATGCGGCTATGACGAGAGCCTGCAAGCGGTGTCTTACGAGTTCAGCATTGATATCATGGAGCCGGTCTGATGCACAACGGAAACGAATTGAAAGGCTTTCAGCGGTTACAGGAGTATATCTCCAAGAAATCGCAGATCACAAACGCTTCAATTCTCAGCGGGCAGAAAGCCGCAGCGGAATATCTTCAAGAGGCGATGCGCGGGCGTTCCGCTCCGCGCGGGAGAAGCTCTCCGCACATGCTCGATACATTCATATTTGAGCAGGACGAGACGACAGCGGAGACGAAATTCGGCTGGAGCCGGTTTTATGGCCGGATGGTTGAGTCAGGGCATAAAGTCGGGTCGCAGGGAAAGAAGCGAAAGAAAAAGGTCGGAGAACAGCGAACCGTCAAAGCGCAGCCGCACTTAAAGCCGGAGTTTGACAAGAATCAAGATCAGCTTGTGAAAATTATGATCGAAACGATGGAAAGAGGGTAAACAATGGCGATTGTCAATTCTAAGCCCATGCGCCGCGTCGGCGTCGGCGCTCAATATATTTGTTTCTGGGAAAAGGAGCAGAGCGACGGTCAGATCGCGTTCGCGGCGAACGTCACGAAGCTCAAAACGGTTGCGTCTATCCAGACAACCGAAGAACGCTCCGAATCCAAGGTTTTCGCCTCGAATGAGGTTTATGATGTCGATACGTCCGTAACGCCTCCGAAAATGACGGTCGAGAATCTGGCGTTCCCGCCTATTGTTCTGGCGACGATGCGCGGAAATGAGATTAAGAACGGTTTTGTCGTTCATTCGACTTATGATGAGCCGGGCTATTTTGCTTATGGCGTCGTATTCCCGAAGAAGTCCGGAAAGACGAATTTTGTCTGGTATCCGAAATGCAAGCTCGTGTCTGCGAGTGATGCGGCGAATACCAAGGACGACAGCGGCCCGAACACACAGAATCGCTCCGTTGAAATCCAGTCGTTTACTTTTGACGATAAAGGCGGCTACAAAGTCGAGTATGACACCGAGCTGCTTTCCGGAGATACTGATCCGCAAATCACAGAGGAAAAGTTCTTTGAAAAGCCGCTGCTTGCGCCGCTGGTTTCGGAATAAGGAGGACGCATGCTCACAATCAATAAGCGCGATTATCAGCTTTCCTCCGGCAATGTGATCTCGATCGGAATGAACTTCAAGGCGCTCGAAAATATGACGCGCTATCCGGGCGGTTTGGGCAAACTTCAAAAGGACATGCAGCGGATCGCGGTCAACACACCGAAAGCAGAAGGATATATCGACCCTGATTCCGAGGAATACGGGCAGATTATCACGACGGCGATTTCCGCGATGGGCTTTATGCTCCATGCACTCATCAGCGCAGGCGGCGAGAAATGCACGGTTGACGAGTGCATGATGGCGATTGGACCGAGCGATTTCGAGCAGCTCAACGAGATTTTCGAGGAGTTCAGCTCGGCGATGACGCAGATGACGGGAAAAAACCGGGAGCGCCTGACGATGAACGCGATCTAAATTTGGATTTCGTCAGGCTGATTCATACGGCGAAGCGGATCGGACTTTCGATTCCGGAATTCTGGGAACTTTCGCCGGTCGCGTTTTTGCAGCTTTGCGGAATGTATTTGGAGGATCACGGAAAAACAAACCCGTTCCGCGTACAGTTCATAGACGAATAATTCGCAAACGTTTGTGAATGAAGCTCGGTCGCTTTGGCGGTCGAGCTTTTTCTTTTAGAAACAGGAGCAGGAGGCGGAAAGATTGGCGAACGAACATATCGAGGAGGTCGGTCTCCGGTTTAAGGCTGACGGTTCCGCTGACTATATCGGAACGCTTAAACAGATCAACAACGAAATGTCCCTCACCTATGCGGAGTATGTCCGCGATACGGCAGAGATGGACAAGAACGCCACAGCAACCGAGAAGCTCAAAGCGAAAAAGAAAATGCTTGAGAGCCAAATGGACAGCCAACGGCAAAAGGTCGCGGTACTCCGACAGCAGGTCGAGGAAATGTCCAAATCGGAAGATACCAACACGGACGCCTTGCAGAAGAAGCAAAAAGAGCTTGCTTATGCGGAGTCAAAGCTCACCTCTTACGGAAAATCTATTGAGGATGTAAACGACGAGCTTTCAAAGCACACTGAACTGACCGACAAAATGTCCTCGAAGCTCGGCGAAGTCGGCGGAAAGGTCGAGGATTACGGAAAGAAAGCGTCGGTCGTTTCTGGAGGCATTGTCGCGATTGGTACGGCGTCGATTGCGGCATTTAACGAAGTCGATGAGGGTTTGGATATCATCGTCAAAAAAACCGGTGCAACCGGCGAGGCGATGGATGGGCTTGAACAATCGTTCAAGAATGTTTTCGGTTCAATCCCCACGACAGCGGATAAAGCGGGCATTGCGATCGGCGAAGTCAACACGAAATTCGGCGCAACCGGCGAAACGCTGGAAGAACTTTCACGGCTGTTTATCCAGTTCGCAGAAATCAACGATGCGGACTTGAACAGCTCGATCGACTCCACGTCTCACCTCATGCAGCAATGGAACCTTGATATATCGCAAACGCCGAATCTGCTCGGCTTGATTTCCTCTGAAGCGCAGCGAACGGGCATTGCAACGAATACGCTCATGGCGTCTCTTGAGAAAAACGGTTCGACCTTTAAGGAATTAGGGTTAAGTATCGATCAGTCGATCGTGCTGCTCGCAAACTTTGAAATGGCGGGCGTTGATACGGGAACGGCGCTCGCCGCTTTGCGGAAATCTGCCTCGGCTTATACCGCAG